TGATCGTCACGACATTAGACGTGCGCACCGCTGTGGTGATGTCGACCAGGCCATAGTCGAGACCGTAGAGCAGCTCGCCATAGTCCCAGGCCCCATAGGCCCCGTACTGCGCAAGACCGGGGTCGATGTATCCGGTCGGAGTGACGTTCGTGTAGGAGGAGCCCTCCAACACATAGAGCCCGTCTTCGCAGCCGATCGCCGCGTAGGGGGTGTTGTCCTCGGCCGTCCATGGGAAGAGAGCGCGCACAGGGCTCGCGAGAGGCGAGCTTGTGATGCGCTGCCAGCCTCCGACAGGAAGCAGCTTCCCGGAACGCCACCGCACCAGGTTCGCATCCCAGAAGCGCCCTTTGGCCTGCAGGGGCGTCGCCGGCTTCACAACGCCAGGCGGGATGTTCAATGGTGCGAGGGGCATTTACGCGACCTCCTTCTCTGCCAGGCTCAAGGCGTACTTCTCGACCTCGTCAATGCGGCGCGTCCAGCCTTTGCCGAAGGTATCGAAGGTCCGCAGGCTGCGCAGGAAGGCCTCGCGCGCTTCGGTGTACCCGGCAATAAACGCCTCGACACCGTGCTCAGCGCAGTAGGCCTCGATCGCCTGCACCGTCTTAGGCCCGATCGAACCATCTTGCGTTGCAGACGCAACCCGCTGGGCAAGAATAGCAGCCTGCTTCGGGCCGGAGTTAATCGCGCAATCGAAGATGACATAGTCGACACCGGACGGCAGATCGTCGCCCTTGATCGTGTCCCAATACTTAGCCTTGTACAGAGGCGCCACGTCCTCGGGCTTCAAAGCGCGCATCTCTTCTTCGGTGACCTGGCGACCTACCCAGGCCTCCCAGACGCGCTTCGTGCAGCCCAGGTTCGTCATGCCGCCGGGATCTTCCTTATGGTTCACGAAGCCGCCCTCGTGCACCAGTACCGCTTTCAGCGCCTTTTCGTAATTCGACCTCATCGCCCTGCCTTAATAGCCTGGTTCATCGCGTCGGTCTTCTCCTTAGACCCCGCGCTGCTGCCGAAGTAGTAGCTGATTATGGCGCCCCATGCAGTACCTAATGTTCCCAGCATAACCAGCATTGCCTCGCCGCCATGCTGAGGCAGGCCGTTCTGGATCATGTACCCCAGGACACCAAAGAAACCCAAGGTTACAGCTGCAGCCAGGATCTTAGGCGTGATGTCGCCGGTCTTAGTCTCGCGCCGCCTGGCGCTATCTCGATCGGCAGAGGCAATGCGCTCGAGGTCGATGTCGAGCTCGCGCATATGCACGGCGAAATCCTGCTCGGCTTTCTTAAGCGCAAGCAGCTGCTCAGGCGTCGCCTTCTCGGCCGCCTGGATAAGCTCGGCCTCAGTGCCGTCCGGCTTGCCTAGAAGAGCCTCAGAGATCACCCTGGTGGCCATTCCGGCCAAAGGCCCGCCCACCGCCGAGGCAATGCTCGGCGCGACGGTTCTGACTAGATTGAGCAAACCTTCCATTGCGCCCTCCTTAGTCCGCACCGTCAGTCTTGGTTGTGACGACGTGCTCGCCCTTTTGTACCGTCACGCGACCAGGATCGACGTCCACGCGCATCGGTTGCTCCGGTCTGTCTGGGCGATCAAGCCTGTCGATCAGGTTCTTGATCACCTCGAACTCAGGCTTTTCCTGCTTCGGCGTCGCGCCTGCGATGCCATTTAGCATAGAGATCAGCGCCGTCAGAGCTGCGCCTAAGAGGCCCATGACCGCAGCGATTTTTTCGTTTTCAAGGAAAAGGCTTGAACCAACGCCGATGATGACGATCAGCGTGATATAGGCCAAGCCGTGTCGGCCGATCGCCTTGCCGGCGACATCCTTGGCTGGGGCCTGCGCCTCAATCCGACTGAGATCTGCGCGCACCTGCTCCCGAAAATAGGCAAGCTCCCGCCGGCTCATGGGGGCCCTATCCTGGTCCATCACTTGTCTGCCTTCTTGTCGAGCTTCTCGAAGATCTGCTTCAAGATCTCCTTCATCTCGATGATGTCCTGGCGATAGTCGTCCTTATTGACGTAGGAAGTGTGGATCTCCCTCTCAAGCTCTTTCAGATCATTCTGCAGCGCCGCGACCGCATTCCAGACGGTCCGCAATACCCATCCAAAGACCGTGCTGCAGACGGCGATAGAGAGGTTTATCAGATCCTGGTTCATTCCTCATAAGGCTCCTTAGGGCTTGGTCGGCCAGGTCACATCCCAAGGGAAACCTTCTTGCTGCGGCACGTCACGCAGAGCTGCGCGATATGCCGACCAGGCTGCGGCATCGACAGGAGCGTCCGCGAGCTGCGTCCAATCGCTTTCCGAAAGACGCGCGTTGCGATCCTGGCGGACCGCGTCGCCTTGCCGCGCATCTGCCGCCGCTTTGGCGGCTTCGTCCATATCGACGGCGATCCAGTTGGTGTACCAGTTGCCGTCTGATTGCTTGACCACACCCTGCATCGCGGCCGTCTGATAGCGCGTCAGCGTTGGCTGCTGGCCTTCGAAAACAGGATCCGCTCCGCAGGCCTGCATGACCTCCGGTGTGATCTGGTCGAAGGATGGGCCGCCATTCGCGAGCAGCCACGCACGCCATTCCGCTTCGTAGAAGACCTGGCTGGTTGTGCGATCTCTAACCATCATGTGCGTGTTCCTATGCTATGGCAAGAGTTGGACGAGAAAAACCGCTTTTATTGTGCTTTGCCCGCCATTCTATAGTGGATTTCGAAATCCCCAAAGCTTCCGCTGCTTGTTTTGCAGTATCAAAATATCCCGCTGGAGTAATAACTCCGCGCTGCTTGTAGTGGTTTTTACCACCGATTGCGGCACTAATAGCTGCCTTAACTTCAGGGCGGTGCATGGGATTTTTTGGGCCTACTACCCATGGTTTTGGTTTGCCAGAATGGGTAGTTGATATTTTGAAGCGAGTTTCCTGGCTCACCAATTTACCAAGATTGCCATCTCTGAGATTGATGGAATTTGTTGCTATAAAGACATTCCCTATTTCATATGCGCCCTTGTCGCCATACCGGCACATACAATACTTGGTAGAACCTTTGCCACGCATTTCCCACTTACCAGATTCAAGCCAAATAGCTTTCCATTCTTCGAATGTCAGAAGGAATGGTACACCACGCTGCGTAGCATTGGATTTATGCTGTGTGTATTTTTTGCGGAATATATCTCTTGTCATCTCAGGCCACCGCAAAAAACAAATAACTTGCATTATTTACATTGATGTTGGTTGCAGTATTTTGATTAACAATAAATCCGCTGCTGTCTGTATCAACGCTGTCATCTGTCGTTATTTCAGCGGCAGTATCGTTTAATGCCAAATGTGGGTCATTACTAGCTACGATACCTCTTGCCGAATCCCACAATAGCCAATCGTTCGCACTGCTATATGCACGAACAAGAACAAATCTACTTCCGCTAGTAAAACCACAATTAATTGTTTGGCTACTTCCGTTTCCGGTGTAACTTCCAATTTTGCTTATCCCCGCTGCCGAAGCAAAAAGATAAGCAACATAAGTTCCGCCAGAAGTATTAACTTCCGTGGCATTTCCAAGCGAAAATACAGACGCTGTTGGTGCGGTATTGTTCCATGTACTACTAGAACTTAATTGAAGGCTATCATTAGTATTTAAGCGCGCCCTATATTGAGCGCCTAATGGTTGGGCATAAACACACCAGTTAGTCCCGCTAGTATCTCGCCTTTTAACAATCATCAGTTCTGGCGCCACACCCAAGTTATGCGTCACCGTTGTCGCACTACCCGTCCCCGTATAGCACACCACATCAAAGAAGCCGGGGGCGCGGCGGAAGTTCCAGAAGACTGTGCTGGCACCACCAAAAGTAGATGGCATCTGAAAGCTTGTGTTATCCCAAAGCCTAGTTTCATTACCAGCGGCGGTTTCTGCTGCCGTTGAACTGGTAATGAGACGAACGCCAGATTCGGTTGTTGTGGAACTAACACCCCGCAACCTGTCATAAGTGTTGTTCTTGTTGGTGGTTCCGGTGCGTAAGCTGAAGATTTGCGCGTCAACAGGGAAGCTGGTTGTTAGCGTGGTTCCTGTCGCAGCACTTGACGCAATCGGACTAAACACACTCGTCCCCGTCGTCGGCGTCTTCATCGGGCCACGGCGGATGGCGATGTAGATGTAGGTGGCGCCAGAGGCGTTAAAATTGACTGATGTTGTTGATAATCCAAATCCTGTGGATGTTGGATAAATTCTATCTAATACAGATTCCGCATCAGAAGTGTTTGCGTATAAAAGAGCATCGTTTGCCGAACCGCTGACAGCAAACCCTCGCATTGAATCAACAATGTTCCAATCTCCAGCGCCGCCTGTTGCGAGTTTAGTTATTAAAAATTGCGGCTCGTATCCAAGCGTGATTGTCGGCCCGGCAGCAGAACCATTCCCCGTATAAGACCCACAGCTAATCACATTATCCGAACCGGAAGCGCCAAAGCCGCCAGCATCGTGGGCAAAGAGATAAGCGACGTATGTTTCACCAGTAACGTTTTGTCCAAAGCTGCCTCCTACATAAATTCAGTACTGGTTGGGGTTGTGTTCCAAGGTTTACCAGTACTATTTGCCGTTTGTGCACTTGTGGTATTTAAGTAAATTTCATATCCAGACGTAAGTGATCTATGCCACACACGCCAATTCTCAATGTCACTTGTATGTTTAAAAATAATGCACCCAGGGACAGACCCCAGAGAGTGCGTGAGTGTTCTGGGATTGGCGCCATTCCCCGTATACGTCACCACATCAAAAAACTTAGCCTGCTTGCGGAAGGTCCATGAGGTGTATGTGCGTGCGCTGTAATTATCGGATGTACTACTTCCTAATGAAAAACCATCGGCATTAAATGATGTTAATGAGCCTGACCTAGAAACCTGCCCTTCTGTTAAATTTGAGCTAATGGAATATTCAGCGCCACGAGAAGTGTCATACCAGTTATGATCGTCAGCATCATTTCTCGCCTTAATCCAAACAAGACCGCCCTTACCACTTAAATCAACGCCATTTGTGATCGTCTGCGTTGAACTATTCCCTTGGTACAAATACGTCGAGAACACATCTTCGATGTAGTTGGCGGCGGTCGCTCGCGCCCCAAAGCCGTAGCCCTTTGCGGAAGCAGCACCTTGGGTGATTACGGTGGGCATATATGAACCTCAAGCAAACTTGGTTTGAGAAGCAAACACCGTGAACGCGGCACTGCCGGTCTTCACGATGGTATAGGTATACACATCAATCGACGATGCGTTACCCGCGCTTGGCGCTGTACCACCTTGCCACTTGGGAGTGACGGAGGAGCCATCCACCTGCACGGCGCTGTTGTAGTAGGCCGTGGCGCCCTGCGTCACCAGGAAGGCAACCGTGATCGCCTGGCCGGTCGACATGGCGGTATTGAGCGACGTGCCGCTGCTTGCGCGAAAATTGACGGTCCAGTTGGCAGAGGCGTTCGACGTGTAATAGATCACAGACTGCGTCGTCACGTCGTAATTGATCGTACCCGTCGCGGCGGTGGCAGAGACGGTCGTCGTCTCCGCGGCGTTCGCCAGGACAGACGCAAGCGTGCTGCTGCTTCCGTTGAAGGTCTGCGTCGCGGTGAAGGTATTGGCGCCGCTCGTCGACAAGGCACTGGCCCAGGAGAGCGTTCCGGTGCCGTTGGTAGACAGGAACTGTCCACTGGTGCCGTCCGCTGACGGGAGGGTGTAGGTCGTACTGCCGGCGGCGGATGCACCGACGAAGCCGACATAGCCCGAGACAGACCCTGCGACGCGCAGCGTGGTGAAGCTCGAGGTGCCCGTCCCAGTGACGCCGTTGTCTTTCAAGAGAACGCCATCAACCGTCACACCGGCCGCGGCCGTCTTCTCGTTGATCAGGTCGGTGGTGACAGATCCGCCGGTACCGACCACCAAGGCGCCATCCTTGAGAAGCGCGCCGTCGATCGTCACACCAGCTGCAGCTGTGTACTCGGAGACTGCGTCCGTCTTGAAGGTGCCAGTGACGTTCTGCGTACCGGCAACCGAAAGCGTCTTACCCGCACCGACGTTCAAACCGACAGAGGTGCCCGTCCCCGCCGCGGCGAAGACAGCGTCGACCAGATCCCAGTCGCTGTTGGTCTTAGTGCCCCAGGTGTCGCGGCTCGCGCCTACCTCAGGCTTCGTCAGGTTTAGGTTAGTCGTATAGGTATCAGCCACAGCACCTCTCCTAATTCAATGGGGTCCACGTCTGCGAAGGCGTGGCTTGGGGCGTCCAGGTTTCACTAGAGACGGCCTGCGCCGTCCAGATCTCAGGGAGGACCGGCTCGGGCTCCCACAGGTATCTACCGTTTGCTGTCATCGCGGAGGTAATCACGATCGTCTCAGCCCCTGGTCTAGTGCGGCGCACATCTGCCGTCATCGAGGACAAGGCCGCGATTGCTTCTACCGCAGAATAGGTCGCATTTCCAAGAGAATTGACGGTCGCCTGTATGGCAATGCTTTCGCTGGCTGATCTGACCCTAATGACCGACGCCGTCATGTCGGAAAGGATCGGGAAGGTCGCGCTGTTTAGGAAGGCGACGTAGCCATTAGCGGTCATGTCGGAGCTCGACGCCCCTGTACCGCTGACCTCCCTCTCCCGCAGCGCAGCTGCCGCCGCCGAAGACTGAATAGAGACCGTCTCAGAGACCTCTCTGACCCTCTCAGAAGCCGCCTGCATCGAAGAGGTGACGGCCATAGTCACCGCGGCCTCTTCAATTAGGACAAACCCGGCCGTCATCGAGGACGTCACCGAGATCGTCGCGCTTGCCGGCTTAATAAGGGTAGGAGAGGCCGTAGCCCCCGACGTGGCGGCCATTGGCTCGAGGATTAGGCTCTCGCCATAACTCCAGGCCCCGTAATCGCCGCCCCCATAATCTCGACCGGGATACGGGTCGACCTCAATGACGTAGACGGTCCCAAAGACCCCTACGCCATAGTCGCCTTCACCGTATGCTCGACCGAGGTATGCCATCTATCAGTCCAGCGTAATGTCGAGAGAACCCGTGTTGAAGCGCAGCACGTCGCCCGTGTCGATCGCCTTAGAGGTATCTAGGTTTGAAAAGGCGATCAGATTGCCGCTCGAGACAGCGTCGAAGATCCCCGCCGCAACCACCGTCCCCCAAGACGCAGACGCCGTCGGGAACTCGACAGCCGCGCTGTTGGACGCCTCTGTCGGCGCAGTACCGGAGACCGTCCAGGTCACAGCCTGGCGCGCATAAGAGCCGCCGGAGACCTCAGTCCCGCCGCCACCTTCACCTGGCGCGACCGTGTAGAGCCCGACGTACCAGGTCGTCGGCCTGGTCGCGCTGCTGGTGGTCAGCAACCAGGTCAGGACGAGGTTTTCACCGTAGTTAGAAAGACCAGCCATCAGTAGACCCTCCGTGTACGAGCCACCAATGGCGAGCCACTGGTAAGCGATTTCTGAGCTTCATCATTGAGCGCCTGGACGCGCCCCGTATAGAAAGACCCAAACACAGCGACCCGCTGGTCGTCCAGCAAAAACGGCGCGGCATGGGTCAGGGCCCCGTAGAGATAAACGTCAGGCGCTCTCGCCAAGAGCCAGTTGCTGGTGTTGCTGTCTGAGAGGGCCGGGATCTTCCCGTAGTAGACCATCTCGATCTCGACGTTGTCGGTCGGGCCAGGCACAAGCTCAATCGCGCCATTCATCAGCGAATAGGCGACGACGTGCTGATACCTCTGCTCCTTCACGATAATGTCGGCCTCGTCCATCGTCACATAGCGAAGGGGGCTCGTGCCGTCGATGATCTGCAGATTGATAGCCTCGAGCCAATCGCTCGGCAGCTGCACATATTCGTTGTCGCTCGTCGCCTCCGCGCGGACGATCTGCTCCCGGCAGCGCAAGCGCGTGTTCAGATCTGCCTCGCAGAACTGGATAAACATCGGGATCTGAGACGTCAGATCCTGACGGTTCAGATAGTCCGCGATCGCGCTTTGCAGCGTCGAGTAGTTGGTGATCGTCGCCATCAGCTTGTCATCCAGTGTGTGCGGTATGGGCGGGCTTCGTCACTGTTCAACCATTTACGCATGGCCGCCTTGTCGCGCAGGATCCCCTTCTGTTGGAGCTCCAGGTAGACCATCATCGGCAAGCTCGCGACCTTCACCATGTCGCCGCTCTTCTGTGTGCGCGACGTCTCGTTCATCTGGGCCTGGTTGTAATCGGGAAGCCTGCCGAGCTCGCACGTCGTCTCGAAGATCATCTTCTGATCCGGCGTGATGTGCATCTTCTGCAGCGTACCCGTCAGGCTGTCATAAGACAGATTGAAGGAGCCTGGTGCGTATTCGTCAGCCATTTGCGTTCCCTACACAAGCTGGGAGGCGCCTTGCGGCGCCTCCCTTCTTTATCACGAAGCGATGAGGTTCGCGATAACTGCGTGAGCCTTCTGGCTCTTAATGCGCAGGCCATACTCGACGACCATTTCCTTCTTGTCGCTGTCGCCGGTCTTGGCGATGTCGAAAGTACGGAACGGCCGCAGGTAGGAGACCGACGCATATTCCGGATCGAGCACAAACGCAAAGTTTCCGGGTTGGAAACGATTAGGTACGATTGCAACTTCACCGAAATCTGACAGGTAAACATCAGCCGTCGCAATGATCGCCACCGGCTTCACCTGGTTGTAGGTGACGCGGTTCGGCGCGATACCGACGAAGCCAGACGCGACGGTCTTGTTATAGGCGTTCACCATGAACACCTTCGGATCGCCACCTTCTTCCCACACCTGCTGAATAGCTGTTTTCAGCATAGCTTCGGTCAGCGCGACATCGGTCGAGGTCGACAGGCCGGTCCAGGCGGTGTTGGGATAGCCGTTGCCATTGGCACCGGACATCGCAGACACGGTCGCCGCGTTCGCCTGGTAGTTATAGAGCAGCCAGGTCGGCAGGCCGGCGGTCTTGCGCGCCGTGCTGTTGTTACCAGCCACGCCAGCTTGGTTACTGGTGAGGATGGCTTCCATGTCGCGCTTGATTTCCTTCGCCTTCTTGGCCGTTTCATAGGCCATGAGGGTACGCATACCGGCGGTGTTCACCGCATCGGCTGTGCCGGAAACAGACACGACCTTGCGCGAGATCTGCGTGTAGTTAGCCACACGCACGGTCGCTGTGAAGTCGGCATCGCCAGCGTCAGCGCCTTCGATCACCGCATTGGTGGTGTCGGCCGCAGCGAGCTCATCCGTCTGCCACTCGAAGTAGGTGTTGTCGGCAGTGTCGCGGCCGATGTTCGACATGAACGGGGTGTCGACCGGCGAGATGTCGTAGATGATATTGGACAGGTCTTCGCGGATCGCGTTGACGTTGTCGTAGGTGGTTGCTTTTGTTACCGCAGTCATAGCTGCTATCTCCTTTTATCGAGTAGACCGAAAAGCCGAGCCGCATCTTCGGTTCGGCCGCTTGCTTTGAGACGTTGTCTCATTCGCTGGACGTCGGTCGCCTGTTTGGGAGTTGAAGCCGTCGAGCCCGCCTTCAAAGGCTTCGGACCTTGCGCCTGGTTAGGCTTCGGCCGATTAGCCATCAAAGCGTCGTAGCGACGCGCCTTCTCAAGCACCAGGACAGCCCGTGGGTCGTAAGCTTGGGAGAGCTCCTCGTCGGAGTAGCCAATGCCCTTGCCATACTCACGCAGCGCAGACCGCGCGGCGTTCCACTTCTGCTGATCCTTCCACTCCGGCATCTTTTGAAGCAGAAACTCACGCCCCTGCTCTATCTGCTGCCGTAGTGCTGCTGCCTCCTGCTGAGATGCCAATGCGGCCAGACGTTCCTGCTCGGCTTTCGTCAGGGCCAGGCGCTCTTTATGGTCGCGCCACTGCTTCTCAACCAATGGAAAATTGAGGGGATCTTCCCGATGCAGCCTGTCCCAGTCAGGCTCCTGCGGCATCATCTGTTCCAGCTGCTGCCTTAGAGCTCCCAGGAGCTGGCCATATTGGGCCCGCTCTACTTCCACTTCTTGGCGATCCGCTTGGAATGCAACCGCTTCATCACGAAGCTTCTGCATCTTCCGCGAATAATCGGACTGCCTCTGGTAGCCGTCGAGAGCTTCCTTAAGCGTGACCTGCTGAGCCTTGCCGTCAATCTTGACGGTGACCAGCGTGTCTGGCTTTAGGTCGCTTGCAGCGTCCCCATCAGTGTCCTCGACAGCCTTCCCTTCATCGCCCTTAGATGACGCGGATCGCTCCGCTGCCTCGTCACCTTCCGGCACAGTCTCATCTGGGAAGTCCGCCGGCGCCTCAGTCTCCTCGACTGCGGCAGAAGAACTCTTCGGCGCTTTGCTTATGGGTTCGGGGGTATCCCCTCCCAGAACGGCAGAGATCCGACTAGCTGCTTCTGTCAAACCGATTTCGCTTGGCGGCGACTGCTCGGTCATAAACCATTACTCCTTGCGTTACGCTTTTTTCAAGCGTCGATTGAACTGCGTCACGGTTGGCTCTAAGGCCAAGGCCTCGAGCTCCTGTCTGAACGCAGCTATGGCGCGCACCATGTGGTACGCATCATCTCGTGTGCCCTCGTCTTCTGGGGCGCTTCCCATCCACTCAGACACGAAGCGCGCCTCGAGGCGCTTGAGCACCTCCTGCGCCGCCTGGTCCTTGTGCAGAGCCGCTGCGGCAAGCCACAGCTGCTCCTGTTCGAATGTGCTCATTGGGGCATCCCTGGGGGCATTGGCATCATGGGGGGCTCAGGCGCCGGCATGATCGGCTGCGGCGCCAGTTGCTGCGGCAGAGGCCCCTGCGCGGTCTTAAACATGGCCTGGATCTCGGCGCGCTGCCGATCGACCTCGCCCTTGATCAAAGCCATATTCACCTGTGCGCCATACTTGGCCTCGATCTCGGCCGCCTGCAGGACGCTATCGACGTAGAGCTTGTCGCGCTCAAGATCCGCCTGCGAAGCCGCCTTTGTCCTCTCGAGCTCCTGCTTCGCCGCATTGATCAAGATGTCCGCCTGCACCTTGTCGCTTTCCACCTTGGCAAGCAATTCAGCCGGATCGGGCTTCTTCGAAGCCCTCTGCTTCATAAACTGATCGACCTCCTGCGGGTTGATCTCTTTCCAGAACGCGCTTGGGTCTTGGAAGCCAGCCAGTTGCGTCACCTGCGCAAGCGCACCGCGTAATTGTTCCAGGCTTACCAAGGGATTGAAAGGCCCGTAGTTTTGGATGACGTCCTTCTGCTGCCCGATGATCTGCATCAGGAAGGCCATGCGCTGCTCGTCAGACCCGCGCCCCAGAGCGATATTCACGACCATGTCCATCGTGGCATCCCAGCCCCGCGGGTCGATCGGCACGAACTTATTGCGCAGCCGGATGATCTTCGCCTTGTCCTGGTGCTGGATGACCAGGCCCAGAAGGCCCTGGAAGCACCGCTTGAGACCATCGGCGAAGAGCCGCGCGATCATCTCCAGGCGCTCCTGGGAACTCGAGAGCTGGGCCTGGACGGCCGCCCTGGTGGTCGACTGCAACACATCAGCATCGAGGCCCTGGGAGGCCCTGGAGATGCCCGTGCGCTGCGTCTTGACCTCGTCGAGGTAGGCCATGACGCCCAGCGCCTGCTGGCCCACGAACGGGGTCGACAAAGGCGCCACCATGCCAGGCGCCCGTGCGCGAATGATCGCGCCGGTCTCGACGTTCATCACGTCGGACATGTTCACCTGGTTCTCGACGACCACCGTGCGCGGGTGGATCGACTGCGCCAGGCTGTCGAGCGTGTTGCGCATGATCGCGCTCTTGATCAGCTGCAGATCCATCGTCTGATCGGCGATCGACTGCCCGAAGATCGTGTGCGGCGTCGGATCCGGCGCGAGGATCGCAAAAGGCGCCTTCTGCACCACCTCGCTGTGCAGGATGTAGGCGCCATTGCCGACCGAGCAGACCTTATGCAGCTCAGCGATGCCGTCACCATCGCGATCGGCGCGGATATAGCTCTCGACGTAGAAAACCTTGTCGGTCGTCTCGTCGGTCGTCTGCGTCAAACCGAAGAAGCTCTGGTCAGCCGGGTTGCGGACCAGAACCTCATTGTTCATATCGAAGCCGCCTGTGCCGGCGTTCTCCTCGATGATCTCGCGCGGGTAACCCATGGCAACCAGCTCGGAGATCGTCGCAAGCTTGCGCCGGCCGATGTAGATCGCATCGTCCAGGCTCGTCGCCTCGTTGTCGATCAGGAACTGCTCGGGCGGGATGCACTCGACCACATACCGCGGCGTGCGCTTCACGCGCCTGATCCGCAGATCTGTCTGGGTCATCCCGGTCATCATGTCGACGACCTCGGTCATGCTTTCGACAGTGACGTCCGGATCGGACGTCAAAAACGCAATCTCCTCCGGAGAGAGCCCAGAGTAGTCGTAATACTCGACACTCTCCTGGTCGAGCTTGTACCAGGTCAGGACGCCGGTCTTGCAGATCAGTGCATCCTTCATCGCATCGTGCAGGATCCGGAAACCAGGGTTCTCCTGCATGAAGATGTAATTGATCAGGTCTGTCGCCTGCTCTGCCGCGGCAATATCTTCGGCATTCTTCGGCACGAACTCCACGACCTTATCTGGCCCAGTGAAGATCCGCAGCAACGAAGGCAACATCGCCAGGACGGTGTCGCGCACCTCAGTCAAAACGACCTGAGAACGCCCCTCTTCCTCGTTTCCAAATGCGTCACCCAGGTAGTACGCCATCGCCTTCTCGCGCTCAGGCGCAAGATAGCTGTCGATGTAGGTTTGGCTGTCAGTAATCGCCTGGAAGACGATGTACCGGAAGGTCTCCTCGTCCATTGGCTCGTTCTGCGGCAGCGTGTAGCCGGTCTCGTCGTTGTAAACATCGCTCCCTTCTGGGAGGTTCACGACGTCAGGGTCGTAGCGCCCTGGGGTAATGCCTTGAGCCATCATTTCAGCCCTTCTTCCTTACACGCCACCACTGCCAGCCCGCCTCGGACCCGACCTCGTGGCTCGGGAAAAACTCGCCCACTGCTCGCTTTACACCTTCCATGGGCAGGTCGTCACCACCAATCACACCGCCAGGCCGTAAACGCGGCCACCAGGCCTTGAGATCAGCCTTCACCTCGTCATATTCGTGCCCGGCATCGACCCAGATAAAGTCGACGCTCTCAAGCTCGAACAAATCAGCCGCAGCGACGGTCGGCATCCTCAAAACAGTCGCTTTCGGGTAGCCTGCCCGCTCGATATTCGCCAAAAACATGTCGTAGACGCGCTCAAGCTCAGGATCCGCCTGGTGCTCAGGCTCATTCGATCCGCCCCAATGGTCGACGAAGTAAATCGCCGGATGTTTTTGCCTTTTCAGCGCCTCGACCAGTAAAAAACACGACGAACGGCCCTTCCAGCACCCTAATTCAACGAAGACAGAGCCGTCCGAGGCCTCTCGCAACGCGTCGAGGTAGGCCTGGGAGAAGTTAAACCAGCCCTGGATCTCGTCGAAGTAGTGCTTCAACGCTTTTTCGCCTTCCCTGCCTCGCTCATCGCGATCGCCAAGGCCTGCTTCGGGCTTTTCACCACCGGGCCCTTCTTCGACCCCGAGTGAAGCTTGCCC